TCATGGGTAGAGTTATCGCTCATCGCGGAGAGAAACACAACAACTTTCCCAAGAACTTTCGATGAGGAATATTCCTAGTACCAAAATGGCCGCCCCTAGGAAAAACCAGGGGCGGCCATTTGAGGAGGTCTGTTCTCGGACTTGAAAATCCGGGGAGCCGCGTTACGGGCCGAAAAGAACAGAACTTTCAGGTTCGGATTTTCAATCCATCATCGGTTATCGCCGTCGCCTTTGAGCACGCCGCGCTCCTTGCGAGCCGCTAGCTTCTCGGAAACCTTCCGCGAAACAATCGAAAGGCCAGCATCCCTGCCGTAGAAGTGGGTGAGGTGGACTCCCATCTCCGCGAGGACGCGAAGGGTCTGCGAGCCGTTCCACTCTTCAGTTGCGCTAATCAGGTCTTTCGACATCTCGATAAGCCCATCGACGAAGAACTGATCGTCGATCTGGCCCTCCCCGGTAGCCAGGAAGCCAGCGTAGGCGTCGGCCTCGCGCTCGCAGTCGTACAGCGTAGTGGAGTCGTCAAGGACGTTCGCCCAAGAGCAAAGGCTGACCGCATACCAGACCACATCGCCGTACTCGTCGATGATCCTGGGGAGGTACTCCTTTAGATCCGCGTCCCCTCGGATAACCTTCTTGGCGGAATTCAGCGCCTCGCCAAGTTCAGCGATGATCCCGGCTTGCAGGTAGGTGAAGGCCACCTTTTCGGGAAACACGGCAGTAGAGGCGAAGACCTCGGCCAGATCCTTGATGCTGGTGCTGGGGTTGACAGCTTCGGCGGTAATCATGAGATCCTCGCGAGCACGTTGTTGTGTTGGATGAACGCAACCTCAACCCCATCGTTCTCGATACCGTGCGGTAGGATAGAGAGGAGAACCCGGTCACCGGCTGCCCACTCCGGCGGCTTGCCGTCGTGGCGGGAACCGACCGCGATGATCTCGGCGGTGACGGAATCAGTTGTGGAAGACGGCAGGGGCTTGCCGTCCGGCCCGGTCATCTTGGGAAGGTGCAGACCGCCCTCGGTCTGCTCGGGCACGAACGGGCCCTTGACGAAGTAGTAGCCCGCAGAGGGCTGGATAGAGGAGTTAGTGAACTTCATAGCTATAGAAGGGGTTAGAGGCAAGCATCAGAGATGCTTACGATCAGGTGAGCCGTGGGGTAGTCCCCCACGGGGTACGGGTTCTTGAAGGCGGCCAGCACATTGACCGCCTTAGCGTTGCCTTTGAGGGCAGCAGCGGAGGCGTAGCGGAGCACGATCTGCCGGATAGACTCCGCGCTGGTCTTCTTCAGGTCGATTGCTGAGAGGAGCTTCAGGCAGACCTTCTCGGACTTGCCTGACACCAGAGCCTTGGCGACCTCGATGGCCTCTGTGGACTTGGTGACGAAGGTGTCGAGCGTTTGAAGTTGATACTGCTCGTCGGCCTCGGGGAGCGCAGCTAGTGCGGCCAGCATGGCGCGGGGAGAGCCGTAGCCCTTGCCTACTAGTGCGGCTGCGACCTTTCCCGTGATCTGGATACCTTCGGAGTCGCAGACATGGCGGAGCAGCCGCCCCATCTCATCCCGGTCGAGCGGCGGCAACTCGAAACTGGCGCAGCGGGTCTTCACGGTCGCGGGCACCTTCTCGGGGGCCGTCGTGCAGAAGACGAACGTGACCCAGTCCGGGGCGTCCTCAATGGTCTTCAGAAGTGCATCCCACGCCTGGACGGAGAGCCTGTGACACTCGTCGAGGATGATGCAGCGGGAGCCCTTGCCGTTGAAGCCTCGGGTCCGGGTAAGCTCGATCAGGTCGCGGACATCGCCGACTCCCGAACGGGACGCGGCGTCGAACTCGACGAGGTCTTGGGACTCGACGTTGCGGGAGTCGGCGATCAGCCGGGCCACAGTCGTCTTACCAACGCCGCTGGGTCCCCAGACGAGGAAGGATCGGACGTCATTCTTCTCCGCAGCGTTCTTGATAGCGAGGATCGAGTACACATCCCCGGCAACCTGCTTCCAACTGCTCGGTCGATATTTGGTGAGAAGGCTCATAAAGCTATGATACGGAAGCCGGGTCTCCCTAGAACAGGAAACCCGGATCTTTATCAGAAGGTCTCGACGGTGATGGTGTAGCGGGTTTCGTCAGGCGGGGTGTTGAGCGTTCGCTGGCCGATGCTCAGGCGTAGGCGGCGAGCCTCAGCGGGCACCGTCACAGTGGTGGAGAGGTTTCCCGTCGCCCACTGATCCCAAGCTCCCCACAGGGGGAACGCCACGCCGTCGCTGCGCTCCCAAGATACGGACACCTCCATGTCCCACCCGGCTGCGTAGTCCCACGAGATGTCCACGATCTTCTCTCCGAAGGGCACGCCATTCTCGCCCGTCAGGACCATGCAGTCGAGGTCAAGGTGGTGGATGTTACCCTCGATCAGGAAGCGGGACGCCTCGGGAACGATGACGTTCGGAGTTTCGAAGGAGTCGTTGGGCTCGTCTGCTCGGTAGCAGGGCGGCGGGTCAGACTCGACCGGGGTGGAGGAAGAGCCGCTGGTGCAGCCGGAGCAGATAGCAACGAATGCTACGAAGAGGAGGATGGTGGCGGCAAGCATGGTGAAGGGGGAGGCGTCGGCCTCATGGTTGTGGTGCTTCATGATATTGTTATCGGTCGCGGCGCTCTCCGACTTGAGAGGCCGCGAAACAATATCCGGGTAGCACAGAGGATGCGGGTCAAATAGCACAGGATTTATTTTCCAGTTGGCCGTACCAAGCGGGCGGGCCGGTGCGGCGGCGCCAGGAGTCGTAGGTGATCCAGTCCTTGCCGCGAGAGAGGTACAGCTTGTAGGTCTCGGTGGGCCACTCGCCTTCGGCGTGAACGTGGAACTCCTCGGGGCAGCACGCGGGCGGGGGCGTCAGGTCCCGGTCGGTGATGTTGCGCGGCACGCGCATCAGGCTGACGCGGAGCTTGTCGTCCGTGAGGTGGATCTTACCGAAGCGGACCCGGAACTCGGAGCACAGGGCGACGAAGAGGTCGTAGGCCCAGAGGTAGTTGGCGCGGGAGGAGCGCACCCAGACGGCGCTCGGGTGATTCTTGTGGGTGACCCGGTAGATGTTCGGGATGTCGCTCGCCTCGCCCTCAAGGTGGTGGGCGGTGCAGAGAAGCTGGGCTGTTTCGAGCAGCATTTTAGTTGCGTGCTTGTCACAGTGGTCGAACGCGGCGATCTTGGGGTCCTTGCTGGTGGCGAAGATGTTCATGGGGATTACCTTATCACGCCTATCGGGCGAAGTCAACCATCATCTTGAGGGTTTTCCATTTTCCCCTCGATGGCATCATCGGCGTAGGCGCAGCACACCACTAGGAAGAGTACCAGCGCCAAGAATGGCAGCAAGAGCAAAGTGGTGATCAGAAGCAGGGCGGCGCGTAGGGACTTCAAAAAGAACAGAGCAATTGAAGGTCGATTTCCAATCGGCGGCGAGGGTCGGTAAATGTTGTCGATCATCTGGATGTAGGGGCTTCTCCCCTATTTTTATGGAAAGTCGGAAAGCCGGGGGAGCGGCATATGCCCCTATTTTTACTGGGGATCGGAAAGCCGGGGGATCAGCACGGGGTGTCGCGCTCCACATATCTCCAGCGCAACCACAGTGTGGTCGCGATGCCTAAGTACAGGAACCCATCGCTAGCAAGAAACTTATCAAGCATCAGACTTCCAGTAAACTTTCTTATGGACCGGGGCGTCCCCGTAGGCGGGGCAGTCCACGATTGAGAACAGTTCGAGGTCGCCGAACGAGGGACCAACCTCGGTCTCGATCTGGAGAGGCACGTTCTGAAACTCGCCCCAAGGCTTACCCATCGTCTTGGAGATGTCCATGACAGCGGAGTCGAGGTGCTCCTCGGGGACGCAGAAAACCGCCTCGTCGTGGATGGTCATGTAAGGGCGCAGGTAGGGGCGATTGGTGTCGTTAGCCAAGGCGCAGAGGTTCGCCAGAGCCTCGCTCATGAGGTCGGCAGCCGTTCCCTGGACCGGGGTGTTCAGGACCATGGAGAGCGTCTTGAGCGGCCCGTAGCGACGGCGCCCGGTCAGGCAGGAGGTGTAGCCCTGCTCCTTGTACTGGTGGATGAGGTTCTCCTGCCACGCCTTGACCCCTGCGAAGGTGTCCCAGAACTGCTCGAAGATGGCATCGCAATCCTTCTGGTCCATGTTCAGGTTGCGGGCGATGGAGAACGCTCCAGCGCCGAAGAATGCGGGGAAGACCAGTGCGTTCTTGATGATCGCGCGGTACTCCTTGCGCTGCGACTTGGTCGCCGAGTCCCAATCGTCGGCACCGATCTTGGATCGGAAAGCGTGAGGGGACTTGCGGGCGGCGATCTCTGCCCACTCTCCGTGAGCGTCGTAGCCCTCCTTGACCATGCGTACCCAGACCTCGTCTTGGGAGCACATTGCGATCACTCGCGCTTCTAGGGATGCGTAGTCCGAGGCGACCACAACGTGGCCCGGAGGCGGCGTGAACAGTCCTCGAACCTTCTTGCCACCCTCGGTACGGGCCGGGAGATTCTGGAGGTTCGGCCCATTGGAGGACCAGCGACCGGAGGCCGTGAACGCCACGTTAAACTGGCCGTGGACCTTCCCGTCGGGCCAGATAATCGAGCCCTCGCTGGAGGCGTCGTAGGGCGCCACGAAGGTAGACAGTCGCTTGGCGATGTCCCGGTACTCTAGGATCTGCTCGCACAGACTAGCGCCCTGCCCACCTGCGGCAACGATCTGCTGTAGAACCTCGCGGTCCACCGAGTTCTTGATGGAGCCGTCCCGCTGCTCGACCTTGTATTCCTCTCGGCCCAGGGACTCCAAGATGTGTACAAGCTGGGCGTCGGAACCGGGGTTGAACGCTCCGTTGTTCTGAGCGTAGGCGATAGCCAGCGGGTGCTTGCTGACCTCGAGGTGGATGATCTCGAGCGACCCCTCAGCCTCGAACTTCTGGCGGCGAACCCCGACTTGGTCGATGTTGAAGCCCTGAAGCTGGCAGATGGCCGCGGGGATCAGTCGGCGGCGCTGTAGCTCGGCGGCGTCTTGCAGGTCTCGCTGCCGTAGGCGGCGCTCTTGGGACTCCCAGAGCCGCAGGGTTGCCGCAGTATCTAGGCCGCCGTACCGGAGCAGCGGCTTCAGGGGAGACACCTCGACGAAGCGCACATCAACGTCAGGAGAGAGGGCCTTGAGCCCGACGCCTGAAGCCTCGAAGAACGTCAGGTCAAGTGACAGCCCGCCCCGGCGCTCGTCGAGGATGTAGGCTCGGTTCATCGTGCAGTCGATGTTGATCGACTGTAGCCAATCTAGGCCGAAGTGGTTACCCGTCCACTCACACTCGAAGACCGCGTTGTGGGCGATCACGAGCGGGCACTCGGTCAGTAGGGCCTTGATCTCGTGCCCGATCTCGTGCCTGTCCTTGGAGGAGAAACCTACCTCGGCGTGCATCCAGGGGAAGCTCACGGTCCGGCCCTCGATGGAGAGAGCGAACGTGCTGATCCGGGCACCCGCCCCGTAGGGGCGCAGGGCGGTGGTTTCGAGGTCGAAAGCCAGCCGCTCGGGGGCTTGGCTTCTAATGGCCCTGAGAGCGGTCAGGATCGACGCGGGCTCAGTCAGGACCTCGACCTCATCCAGCAGATCCCGAGCGTCCAGAGGCTTCCTCGGGGACGCCTGAGCGTGCCTTCGTGCGAGCATGGTGGCTCGCCGGAAGTCACGGCCCAGCGCCTTGGTTCGCTCGGTGACTCCCCAGGGCAGGGCCGACTTGGGCGAACGCTTCTTGGCGTTAGCCTCCGCGAGGTCGATGCTGATCCACTTCGGGCTGGCCGCCGCCATGAAGATGACTTCTCGCCCGTTGACTTTGCCGGGCCAGAATCTGCCTCGCGCGGCCTCGATCAGGTTGCCCTTGGGCGACGACTTGCCCATGCCCCACCGGATAGCCACGGCGCCAGCCAAGACCACGACCGTGGCCCCGGACTCGTCGATGGACTTCTCGATCTCGGGGCGGAAAGCCTCAAGCTCGTAGCCCTCAGGCTCCCGGTCCTTAGGGGTAAGCGTCCGCACCGTGTAGTCGATGCAGGCCCGGATGCCGTGACGGTGGCAGATCGAGCGCACGACGTCCGGACCTGCCCCACGGGCGGCGTCCCCGGTCTCGTCCGCGATGATCTCCGGTCGGTCGAGGATGACGTAGATGTCCGGGTTGTCCACCAGCACGGGCTGGAGGTTCGGATTCTTGGCGTCCGGGTTCATGTCCTCAACCGCTGCGAGGCCCATGCTCTTCGCCATGTTCATCTTGACCTCTTGGGACAGCGCGGCCCTGCTGACGCGGGCACCCTTCTTGGAGCCCTTGCGGGTCACAAATCCTCCCTTAGACATCAGGCTCCCTCCTCGTCCCAAGCGCACAGGAGCGCCATGTTGCCCCTCAGGTCTCGGGTCACGATAGCGTCCTCGGTAAGGTTGAACGAAGCCCCGTCGGTAAGCATCCGGGACAGCACCGAGGCTCCGGTGCAGATCTCAACCTCCTGCTCCCCTGCCCCAAAAATCGCCACGCGGTCCTTTGTTCGACCCGACTCGGTGTTGGTGATAAGCGTGGCCTCAGCGCCCTTAACCTTGATCCGCGTAGCAGCCCCGTCCCTACCGGCGAACTGTCCGTGGCGGCGCACCGCCTCGATGAACTCGACTCCGGGGTCGAACGTATCCATCTCGGAGTAGGGCTCAATCTGGCCGTAGAAGTTATCCACCGCATCCGCGTCCTCGACGATCACGGTGGAGAAGATGGCGTCGTTTACCTGGACGAAGAGCTTGCCCTCGTAGAGGCCCGCCCGTAGCTCGCCAGCGTAGTTGGCGCAGAGAGCCTGTAGGCGCTGCGCGGCGCTGTGCGTAATCATGCAGGTAAACGGGTTGCGGACCTCAAGGTCGCACCCTCCGACAGCCATGGTGATGTTGTCGGTCATCAACGCCCGCATCTGCCCCGCCTCGAAGGCCAAGGTGACCCCTGACGCCCACTTGAAGGTTGAGTCGGTGCCGCTGCGCTTGAGGACGTAGGCCAGCGCGTCGGCCATCTGCGTAGAGTCTTCCAGAGTAGCCGCCGACGCGACGCCGGTCATCGACGTCTCGACTTTGAGTCGGTAGCCGCCGACGGGAGAGATCGGGAAGGTGGCGCTGGACAGACGACCATGGACCCGCGACTGCACCTTGAGGTTACCGTCCATCAGTCCAACGGTGAAGGGCTGCTCGTCGCCCACGGCGTTGAGCCAATTGAGGACAGGACCAGCCTTGACGCACAGACCCCTAACCGTCTCGACCGCCTCGAGGCTAAGGGACGAGATCCCGTCGCTGGCGTAAACGTGCTTACCTTCGAAGCAGATCGTGGCAAGCTCGGGAAGGGTGTAGCTTGCGGAGGCGGTATAGGGGGCTAGTATCCGGACGTAGTCGATGAACCTCATATTCCTATGATACGGGAACCGTCCGGACCGTGAACCGTAAATCCCGATTCTTTTAGGGCCAGCATAGCCCGGCGAAGCTCGTCCTGAACTCTCTCCACCTTCTTCCTTGAGACTATCCACCCCGTGGAGGCCAGTGATGCGGACGTAGCCTCTAGGGAAGCTCCGGGGTACAGTAGGATATATTGGGCTATCCTCATGTAATCCCCTGACCTAGCCTCTTTAGTAGGCTTACGCAGCGAGGTGTTTCGGCTTGCCGCCTTCTCCTTGGCGATGCTATCCTCGGCCTCCAGAAGGTCGAACAGTTGGTCGCTCACCGATACGTCGATGTTGGGATCGTCGAAGTCGAGAGGATAGTTTCCAGACTGAAGCCGGGCCTGGGCGTGGCGAAGCCAAGCGTATGCTCTCGGGGACAGAGAGTCCGCGGGAAGCCCACCCGTCAGCGATGCCGCCCTGACGATCCGGCAAAGATACAGGTCCCTAGGCTCGCCTTTAAGCTGGCGCACCCTACCTAGGCTCTCAAGCTCTTGCTGTACCTCCATCAGCCGATTGCTCGGAGAACCATCTCCTTGACCGGGAAGTCGGCAGGAAGGTCACACTTAGCGGCGAGGTAGCGGTTGCCACCGGGGCCGTAGATCGCCGACATCTGGCGCGGGTCTGCTCGCTCCGCGAAGTCAATAACCTTCTGGAGCCAGTCGGGGTAATCGAAAGTCGGGCACGGATCCTCGCACTGGGCTTCGGGGAGCTTGCTGTCATCGCGGGACAGATCGGACACTGCGGGGAGCCTGTCAGGCTTGGCGGCGAGGTCTCTCGACTTGTTCTGAAGCGAGCGTGCCAGCGTGGAGAGGAGGTGGTCCTCTCCCCTTCCGGGGTACTTCTTCTTAATCTTGTCCATGACCATGTGCCCCTCCTGAATCAGGTCTGCTCGGGTGAAGTGGTGGCCGAGGACCTTCCACTGTAGAGAGGCCCAGGACTCGATGATGCGGACGATCTGCTTGCTGGTGCTTTTGGTGTATTGGCAGTACATGGGGGTCATTATATCAGCAGATCGGCAGATTACAAGCACAACCTTAGAAAAGACCCCGAATACCTTTCGGTATTCGGGGTCACCAACCCACTCAGCAGGGCCATCCCACTGGTGTACTAGTCTCGATTCTCGTCACGCTTGCCCCATTTACGGGTCTTCAGGTACATGGCGTATATTGCTTTTACAATCTTTGCGTACTCAAACGCGCACTCCCTGGCGTAGATGAGGTCCTCGTCGGTTTCCGGTATCTGACACAGTGACAGGTAGTTAGCCTCAGCAAGCATGGTAGCCAGCTTGCCCGCCTTGAGGAAGCTCGCGTCCCCAGTGGCCCAAGAGTCTAGCACTGTGATGTACTCGTCGAAGGCGGCCTGCTCCTTCTCTAGGATGAGGTGAAGCCGCTCCATCGTTTCGATCTGTTCGCCTGTGTCGGGGTTGACCCCGTCGGGGTACTCCTCCTCCACGGCGCTGGAGGCGACGTAGCTGGATACGAACATTACCATGCTAGAGTTCTTGATCGACTCGATGGCTGACGTAACCCTGCCCATCCAATAGGTTTCCGTCGTCTCCGGTCCGATGTGCGGTCGGCGGTCAGGCTCACTCACAGGTCCCCTCCAATGCTTTCTTGTCCAGCGGCGACTGCGGCATTTCTAGAACCGTGTCCTCGGAGAGGAGGGCACGCTCGAAGATCTCTTCCACTGTAAGGCCCTTGTAGTTGCCGAATGCCGTAGCTAGGATCTGCTTCATCTCGTCCAAGGTATCGGCACCGTTACAGTCCGTGTACTCCCGGACATCTCGGCCTCTGCCGAAGGGCGTGGCCCACAGGGAGGGCTTAGAGATGTGGATTGAAGGGACGTCGAGGGCTCGGAAAAGCGCCATGAGCGCCTCGTATGCGCCGTCGGCGTAGCCCTGGCGGGTGGCCTCTCCCCTCACCTTGTCGATGATGATCTGGAGTTCTTGGGTGGTCGGGTTGGTCTCGGTCATACCCCTATGATAAGGGCAGCCGCCCAGTTTGGGACCAGAAAAGTAGGTCTTATTTCACGATGTCCTGCACCACGATCCACTTTCCAGCGGAAAGAGTACGGATCAGCCCGGAGCCGTCCGTGCCCTGAAGCTCGTAGTAATAGGTCTTGGGCGGCTGGTCCGCCTCCACCGCGTTGATCAGGATGTTGACGTTCCCGCTAGCGTCCGCCGTAATCGAGTCCGTGATCTGAAAGAGCTGTTTCGCGGTATCCGAGGGCTTGCTCTCGCTGCTCACCGCCAGCTTGAAGCTGTACCCGGTGAAGTCTTTGGGCGACCCTCCCTCGTTGAAAACGATGGTGAACATAAACGTGTCGCCACGCTTTCTTGAGATGTCGAGGTTGGCCGGTAGAAGTGCGTCGTTAGCCATGGCGGGTCAGTCGAGTTCTGCGGTAAGGGTGGTAGGGCTGATGGCGGCGGTGTACCCGGTTTGCAGGGTAACAGCGGCGAGCGTAGTGCTGGAAAGGGATGCGGTGAGCACGCCGGGGTCGATGCTCGCTTGGTAAGTAGGAGGTGCGATAGCCGCAGACAGCACGGCGGTGGAGATGCTTACATCCAGGCCCGCGCTGACGACCTCGCCAACGATTACCTGTCCTCCTCCGGGGCTGCGGCCCAGTCCTCGCATGACCAACGTCATCAGGGAGTGTCCTCGAAGCCCTCGCGGCGCTCGGCGCCCTCGCCTTGGTAGGTCTGCGTCCCGGCGGCGTCCTCGTACATCTGAGAGGTCTCGTCAACCGTGAGGCCGTCGTCCGCGTAGAGCGAGGCCACGCCGGTCACCGGGTCGGTGATCAGCTTGTTGGTCATGTGGCGGCGGACCCGGATCAGGGTGTCCTCGACAGATGCGCCGTCCGCCATGATCTTGGAGAGCATGGCCTCAACGATCTGGTCGCGAGTCAATTCGTGGTCCGCGAAGACGATGAACTCGTCATCCTCCGCCGGAGCACTCGTCCAAGGCTCGTCGAAGGTTGCCTGCTTAGTAGTGCCGTTGTAGCCGGTGATGACGCGAGCTTGCCCTGCCAGATCGCCGCTTGTGAACACGAAGGTGTGGTCGTCGTAGAACTCGTCAACCGCGGAGGTCAAGTCCGTGTTGATGACTGTAGTGGTGTTCCCGGCGCCTGCTAGACCCTCCGCAGCGACCAGTGCCCCGGCCTGCCGGAGGCGGCGGCCCGCGCTGCTGGGCAGGTTGTGCGAGGCGCCGGTCAGAATCTCGTCCCAGACGTAGCCAGCGGTGAGAGCCTCAAGCGTCTTGTCAGTAAGCGTGGTGCTGCCCGCCGAGTTGTCTTCAATCTCGCACGAACCCCGAACGGTGATGTCCCCGTGGGTGATGTCGTTATCTACCAGCAACCGGCCAGAGGTGAAGTCCAAGGAGGCTGCGAGCGTCTGGCGCGTGTTGTTACGGATGCCGAGCCCACCGTTGTAGCCCCGGACAACTAGGTCGCAATCCTCATCGCCACCAAGGTCGATGTACGGTACAAGGCCCGGACCTCCCCCGGCAACCTGCGAGTAGCAGTTGATGAACTCAGAGGCCGTAAGGCCCATCATGTTCCCTTGCAGGGTGATAGGGCCGACCAGCCCGCAGTCGATCATCGTGCCGCAGAAGTCCACAACAGTCTCGACCGAGCACTCGCGGAGCAATGATGTGCCGTCGAGGTTGCCCTCGACCGTCAGGTTGCGGATCTCAATATGCGTAACGTCGGCGCTCTCTAGGATAGTGACCTTTCCGCTGTGGTAGCTGTCCCCCACCAAGATGTAATCGCCGGAGATGTCCACGTCCTGCACCGTGAAGTCTCCCACGATGTGCAGGTTCGCCAGTCCTCGGTCGTCAGCAATCGCCTTGGCATCAGCAAGGTTGTTTACTGGGAAGGCTCTGGTGCCCACCGGGAAGGTGGTCCCCGTGTTAGCAGAGCCGCCGTCGATGGTGACCTCTCCGAGGTAAGCGCCCGCTTGGAGGGCGAACGGGTCCTGGAGTCCAGCACTGTTTGCCGTGTTGACGCCGACTTGGTTCTTGAGCGTCTTGTCGGAGATGTTCGAGTTGCCGCCAACGATGTTCACGTTGTACTGGGCGTCCTCGAACTGAACGACGTAGGGGTCGAGGATCTCCACAACCCGCGCCAGCGTCACCCCTGAAATGGAGAGCGGCGGGGTGTGGAAGTGATTCGTGGGATACGGCATACCCTCGGGGTCGTCCATCAGGTCGTTGAGCGCCTGACGGAACGTGTCCAAATTCAACTGCCGAATCTCCGTCGGCAGCGTTTGGACTAACAGCATATCCGCCTTCGGTACGTTGATAACGTACTGAGGGGTGGCGCTGTCCGAGTAGTCAATCGTGATCGCCACGAGGTATCAGCCTAGCTGGCGGTGGGACCAGAGCCGAACTTCTTGACGAGGTCGTCCATCTTCTGCTGCTTCAGTAGCACGATCTCGTGCTGAAGCTGAGAGACAAGTCCGTTGATGCGACCAAGCTGGGCGGTCAGGTCATTGATGCGACCGTTGACCTCTTCGAGACCTTGGATAATGGCTTTACGGTTGCGGTCGGCGATTTCACTATTCATCTGAGATAAGGAGGGAAGTGACGTCGTAGCCTGACGAGACGATTGTGCCCGTAAGACCCGAAGTCTTGTAATAAGGAGATGAGGTGCCCTTGCGGACACGACCGGATACTTCTTGGTTTGACAGGAATGCGTACCCGGTGTCTTGCAGGATTCCGCTGGCGTCGGTGTTGCCGTCCAGCAGCACTGTAGTAGCGATGGGCGCTCCGGTGGCTGTACCCTGCCCAATTGTGGTAAAGTAGGTGAACGTGTTGGCGGTCGTGCCCGTGATCTCCTTGATGCCGTTCATGTCCTCTTGGCCGGTGCCGGTGACGCCCTCGATAAGAACCTTGTCGTTGGTAGAGTAGCCGTGCGAGGCGAGCGTCACGGTAGCCGTGCCAAGGGACTCCACAATACTAACAGACTCTTGGAAGTTTTCCTGACCCGTGTTTCCCGCGAGCAGGAGAACCCTAGCGCTCTGAATTGCCGCCAGCGATACCGCGTCTAGAACGGTTACCTTGAGGGTCACGGTGTTGGCGATTACAACTGTAGCTCCAGCCGTCCTGAACGTGGGAGTGTCGCCGCCGTTGACGATGTTCAGGGTAACCGTACCCGAAGACGCGCTGACGAAGATAGCGGCGTCGTTTGAGCCGTCGGTTCCGTAGCCGTCGAAGGTGAGCGCGTCCAAGCTGTAGGTGCCCGCCGTCTTGATCTCTAGAGCGTGCCCGACGCCCGACTGGATGAAGCTTGTGGAGTCCAGGGTCGTGAATCCGGGGTCAGTCAGCGTTGCAACCTGAGTGGCCTCGTCTGTCCGGATGGTGGCCCCGGTGATCGTAGCTCCCTTCTGCTGGAAGTTCTTGGCCTGGATGTCCCCGGTAAACGTGACGCCTGTAGTCAGGGAGATGTTGCGGAAGTTACGAAGCGTGGCCGAGAGGGCTAGGGTGCCGGTGGACCCGACCACGAGGTAGTCAGGGCGGGAGTCCACGTTCGTGCTGTCTCCGGCGCCAATCTGTAGAGAACCGTCGGTGATTACGGTGCCCGCTGTGCTCAAGTCCACTTTGGTTGCGTTGAAACCGACCCCCGCGAGGTGGTCGAGCCAAGTGATGACCGCCTCGTTGTCGGTGAACTCACAGATGGCGCTGCCGCTGGCGTTGGCGCCAATCTCCCAGGTGCCCAAGCCGAGAAGACCTCCCCCGTCGGCGTTACGAGCGTAACCAAATCGGTTGCCTACTGTGTTGCCGTCAAAGTCCGCGAAGTCTTGATAGGTGGCGTCGGCAGTGGCGCCATCGCCTCCCACTAGGTACAGTCCGGAGCCTACGTCGATGGCGTCTAGGCCACAGTTCTCGTTCTTAGCAGTCGAGTTCGAGAAGGCGCAGACGTAGCCAAAGTAGTTGATACTGGTCAGCGTGGGGCTTCCCGCATCCTTACCAGTATCGTTGTAGGCGGTGTTCTCGTTGGGGTCTACGGGGACGACCAGCAGCCCGCCAATGTCCCGGTAGGCCGAGAAGTTCGTCGCTGGAGAGTCACTGCCAGCCAAGATGTAGGCGTAGTAGTTTCCAGACGAGCTTCCGATGCGGACAAGTACGCCGTCGGTGGCGTCAAGTCCCCCGTAGTCAGAGACCATGCACTTGACCATCCAAACCTTACGGTCAGTGGCGGTCATGTCGATGGCGGTTCCGCCATCGGTGGTGTAGGTGTAGTCGAAGCCCGCTCCCGTAGCAGAGGTTACCTTACGGTTGTAAAGCAGTGACCCCTGGTACGCGAACGGAGCTTCAACGGCACCACCCTGACCGCCACCGATGTTACCGAAGCCGGTAGCGGCTTCGCAATCTTCGACCCGAAGGTTTTCAGCAGTAACAACGACGGCGGCCATGGATTATATCAGGCGTCAGTAGTACGGATAGCCGTGGACGAGCCACCAGCGTTACCGAGCGTACCAGTAGTCTCGAACGTCTTGATGGGCGAGCCACCCCCGTCGCGAACGCGGATGAACAGCGCCCGGTCAGCAAGGTAAACGCCCGTGAAGGAGGCAGAGGTGCCAGTGGCAAGCTCGTCAATGTAGCTGATGAACACGTTGTTCGCAGCGGTGGCGTTGGTTGTGGCGAAGTCCTCGTTTCCATCGGTGCTGGAAATAGTGAACGTCGATCCCGTGTAGCTGGAGTACTCCAGGCGACGGGCAACACCCAGGTCATCGAAGACCCGGATGGTCCCCGTGGCAGGCGTATCGGTCGGGATGGCTGCATCGACCACCACTGAGGTGATGTCGTCAGTCGTCAGCCCGGTGCTGAGACCGAACTGGCCGATCTCAAGAGCGCCGCCGGACTCAGGTCCAACCAGCACGCGGTCCTCGCCAGAAACGAGACCGGAAACCGTGAACGTCACGTTGTTGGGCGGCTGACGCAGGGTGTTCGTAAGGTCGAACAACTGGTCAGAAGCCGTGAGGTCGTTGGTCGCAATACCGATACCGAACGCACCAATGACCGACGTACCCGTGGACGCTCCAAGGAAGGAGGGCGAAAGGGTACGAGCCGAGACGGAGCCTTGAACGTCCAAAAACGAGGTGTGGTCTCCATTCTCGTAGCACCGCGCGTCGTCGGAGGGGTTGGACCCGCGCAGAAGCTGAACCCAGACGGTGCCAGTCGTGCCGTCGTCGTCAACTGCGAGGAGCGTGGCCTCACCACCGCCGGTTGCCTGCCCGACCTGAAGAGCGTCAGTGGTCGCGGTCGCGGACGAAGCGAAGCCCGTGAGGACTTCGCCGTTGGCCCAAGTACCGCTCTCGGTGCTGACAACAAGGCTGAGGTCAGTGCCATCCACGGAAAGGACTCGCCCGACCGCACCGGAGGTGCCGCCCGTAACCTTCTCACCAACAACGAAAGGGCCACCAGTGACTGCGCCGTGGCTCAGGTATGCGCCCCAAACGAACTCGTCGTTCGTGGCGGGACCCGCTCCGGCCTCGGCGTCGTATGCCCACTGAGCGGTGATTCCCCGGAAGAGGTCGCCGTTCATCCCGTGGATGGTCTCAGCAGTTCCTCGACGCTGGATCCACTTGGTGTACTCGTAGAGATCGTTGATGCCTGCGGACACGGGGGCGGTGCCTGCAACAATGTCCCACTGCGAGTAGTAATCCTCAGCGCCGCCAAGAGCGTCAACGTCAATCTGCTGATAGCCCTCGGTGTTGGAGAAGCGGTCGTAGGTTGCGATGGTGCCCTGAGCGGTTGCGTTGTTGAGGTCGGTCCCCGTGAACACAGCCGCCGTGCTGTTACCAGCGCCCAGGGTTGCGGAGAACTCCGCGTAAGTGTCGCCAAGCTCTCTGGCGAACACCCGCACGCGCTGACCGTCGAGGTCCGCGCCGTCGGCTCGGGTCTTGACCATGATGCGGAGAAGAATGTTTGCCCCGGCATCCTCGTTCAGACCCGTGCCCCAGTAGCTGGTCAGAATCGCGTTGTCCTGCACGATCTGAAGCTCAGTTCCCGCGACGACCGCGCCCACGACGACCAGACCGGAATAAACCGTGTCCCCGCCGTCTTGGGTGATCGAGCCGTCGAAGATGTGCTGCGCCGCAGTATCGTCGATGTTATACCCGTTGATGAGCGTGATAATGTTATCGGTCGCTCGGTCGGAGGGCGTTTCGTCCGAGATGTCGAGGAAGTCGTCGGTCGAGGCGGTTGCCACGGCGTCGTCAGCCAAGTCTTGGAGGAACCTGTGCATCTCAAGAACGGTTACGTTCGTTTGAGTGCCTGCTCCGGTCCAACGGATGTCTCCGCCAATGGAGACTGTCCAGTCAGTCGTGTCTAGTGCCATTAGTTAACTCGTTTGTTAAGCCGCGTCCGGCTATTAGGTATATAGACGAGTCTCGCACAGCGCGACACTCAGTTGGTGGTTAGGGGGGTGAAAGTTTATCAGGCGTTGCCGCGCTGGAAGCCGATGCCCATGTAGTCGATAGCCAAGAGTTCCTCGGCGGTCGTTCCGGTGCTACCGACCCAGAGCCCCATCCTAAGGGCAGTGTTCGTGTTCCAGTCGGTGTCAGCGTTGGTAACGGTTACGTTGTGCAGCGTGCTGGTGGGCAGCATCGTCTTGTCCGACTCGGAGGGAGCCGCGTAGACTCGGAAGATCGTATCGTCGATGGTGTTCTGATACATCTCCAGGATGTACGTTGTATCCGCCGTCATCGCATAGGTAGAACCAGTGTAGGAGGTACTGTTACGGATGACCGTCGGGGTCAGCGTGAGGTTCGCAAGATCGAAGAAGATGCCCTGGCCCGGCGTGTTTTGCATCGGAGTGTTGGTCGCCCCAAGGCGTCCAACCCGGTTGGCCTTCGAGCCCATCGGCTGGATGATTGCTCGGTAGGTCAACCCAACGGTGACGTTGGTGGAGTTGTGCAGCGTATCCCAGCGGTAGCCAGAGTTGGCATTCGTCGAAGAGCTAGCAATCACCCAACCGAATCCCGTGGTGTTGAAGCCGTCTGCCGCAGGTGAGGCTGCCGACGTACCGGCGCTGATGGAGGTTCCGAGGAAGGCTCCCTGAGCCCGGACGTCGTAGCTGTTGAAGTCGGAGAACGTCCAGCGGGGGATGCCTTGGACAATGCTGGGGTACTCCCAGACCGGCGGGCTGTCCGCACCAGTGGATACTAGGACTTGACCGTCATCGCCCGGATCGGAGTCGATCTGGAGGTCACCGGCAGTGCCGAACTGGAGGTTGATGTTGTCGGACCCGTGCCCAATGGTGCAGATCTGGCCCGCACCATTGTTCATCGTCATCGTGAGTGACGGGTTGGCCGGGTTCATGAGGAACTGGGCCTTCTTGCCAGTGTCCTCAAGGTCAACGAAGAACTGGTAAGCGTTGTTACCGTCGTCGATGGTCCGGTTGCCCGTCAGCGTCTGGTTCGCATCAGCGAGGGCTTCTCCGGTGTTGGTCGCACCGTCCTCGACGTTGATGATCGTCCGCACGTTAGCGGCGTTAAGGTCCTCGACATCACCAATACCTGCCGTGATTCGGCCTTTGATGAAGTTCTGACCAATGTCAGCAAGCTTGACGTTGGTGACCGCTCCGTTCTGAATCTTCGGGTTGGTGACCGCATCAGTGTCGATCTCCGAGGCACTGACAGTGTCCAGCGCCGCGAGATCCCCGGAATCCGAGATGGTGGAGAGAGTCTGGGTCCCGGTGTGGTTCGCACGGTCAAGGTAGTGCGTTCCCTCCTGTCCATCAAGAAGGTCGGCGTCGAGACCAGACCCGGTGCCGTCCACGGTCTGAAGCGCCGTCAGGATCTGAGCGGCGGTCTGGTCGCCAGTAGCGCCGTCCTCCACGTTGATCAGGGTACGGACCTGAGCAGCGGTCAGGACCTCGACGTCGCCCGTCGTCGCGCTAACCCGACCGAGGATCGAGTCGGTGGCGATGTGCGCCATCTTGGCGAGCGTCACCGCCTCGTCGTCGATCTCGGCAGTGTCTACTGTGTCGAGCGCCGCAAGGGCACCGGAATCAGAGATCGTGGAGAGCGTCTGCGTCCCGGTATGGTTGCCGCGGGCGAGGTGATAAGACCCCTCCTGTCCATCGAGCAGGTCAGCGTCAAGCCCAGAGGCCGCGCCGTCAACCGTCTTGATGGCGGTAAGGATCTCGCTCGCGGTCTGGTCGGCGGTGGCGCCGTCCTCGACGTTGATGATCGTGCGGACGTTAGCGGCGGTGAGGTCTTCAACGTCACCAATCCCCGTAGTCACCCGACCCTTGATGAAGTTCTGACCAATGTCGGAGAGCTTGGCGTTGGTGACCGCGTTGTTTGCAATCTTTACGTCGGTGACCGCCAGCCCGTCGATCTCGCTAGTACCTACCGTGTTCAGTGCGGCAAGATCTCCAGAGTCCGAGATCGTGGAGAGCGTCTGCGTGCCGGTGTGGTTCGCACGGTCCAGGTGGTAGCTACCTTCCTGCCCGTCGAGCAGGTCCGCGTCAAGACCGGAGCCGGTGCCGTCCACGGTCTGGAGCGCCGTCAGAATCTGAGCGGCAGTCTGGTCGGCGGTGGCGCCGTCCTCGACGTTGATGAGGGTGCGAACCTGAGCAGCGGTCAGGACCTCGACGTCGCCAGTACTAGCCGTGACCCGCCCCAAGATGGAGTCGGTGACAATGTGCGCCATCTTGGCGAGTGTCACAGCTTCGTCGTCGATCTCGGAGGTGCCGACAGTGCCTAGGGCAGCGAGGGCGCCGGAGTCCGAGATCGTAGCGAGAGTCTGCGTGCCGGTATGGTTGGCGCGGTCGAGGTAGTGCGTGCCCTCCTCGCCGTCAAGGAGGTCGGCGTCGAGACCAGACCCGGTGCCGTCAACCGTCTTGATGTCGGTGAGAAGCTCTGCCGGGGTCTTCCCCGTCGCGTCGAGCATCAGGGTCCAGTTGGTGCCCGCGTCCGTGGAGGGGTCCGTCGAGTTGTCACGGAGCGAGTCCTTGGCAGTGTACAGGCCGCCGGAGTAGGAGACCATGTCTCCGGTGGAGTACTGCGCTCCGCTGACCCAGGCCCCCAAGAAGGCTCCGGGCTTGAACGCTTCCGCCTCAGAGGGCGCCAGCGGCTGGGCGTAAACATCGTAGTTTACAGCGGAGACGGTGGCCGAACCGACAAACCACTCCTCCGCCAGTCGGGTGTCAGACTCAGCGTCTGTGGTGCTGACCACCCAGACCCGGAATCCGGGGCCATCGGACTCGTCAGAGTCCTCGTAAACCTCAAACTTAAGGCCGGAGTTGTCGAGCGCCCTGACAGGGATAGCGCCAGTCTTAGCAGCTACAAGCTGCGAGAACTTACTTACGGAGAGCGCCTTTTCGACGAGAGCAATAGCCATGATTTCCCTAGTGAGGGTGTTGTTTGTTTATCGGCGCACTAGGGGGGTAGGGATAGTGCCGTTAGAGTATAGCACAGCAGAGCAGAAGAACCTGCCCTTAGAAATACTCTCCAAATTGTAGGGCTAGGGGGTTGGTCGCCCCCTAGCCATTAGACGTCAATCGTTGCGGATAGCCGCCTTTCCTTCGAGCAGGGCCTTGAAGTTTCGGCCAAGATCCTCGGGGTCGTTGGCGTCAATAAGGGGTTGGCCTGCCACAGGACCCTTGGGGCGGCCACCGTCGCCGGAAGCACCGCCTCCGACGCGGCCCTCGAACAGGTGAGGCGCTTGCTCAACAAGCTCGCCAACCCACTCCTGCGGGGTCATGTACTGGCCGCCCTTACTGCCGTAGCGGGGCTCCCCGTTGCCGTCCCAGACGACCATGTCTCCTTTATCGGTGAACCCGACTTGGCGCTCTGCTCTAGAGAGGATGTCGTCCATGGCGCCCTCGCGGACGCGGGCCACGCCGTCGATTGCGTCCCGGATGCCGGAGTTGCGAACCTGAGTCTGGTACTGGTCCTTTGCCTCGAAGAGGGCCGACTCAAGCTCGGCCTTCTCCTGTCCTAGCGCATCAAATTTACGCGACATCTCCTTGCGCTCGCCGTCGAACTGCTTGTCGGCGTAGCTTCGGATGCGCTCTCGATCCACGGTGCCGTCGGGCAGCATGATCTCCTTGAGAAGCTCGTCTTGGGATGCCCGCTCGGCCATCTTGCGGGCCTCCAAAAGCCCCGTGATGTCATCGGGGGTGACGTCTCCCAGCGCAGAGTACTTGTCGATCTGCGTCTTCATGTCCTCAAGCTGGCGGTTCAGTGCCCGGTTGTTGTTCCGGAACTCGTCTACTTGGGCCTTGGATTCTTGGTCCACAAAGTCCAAGACGAAGTCTCCGGACTGCTCGTCCTTGACGTACAGGTCCTGGTACTTCTCGTCAATGGCGTCTAGGTTGGCTACTCGTTTGTTCAGCATCTCAAAAAGGCCCTCGGGGCCGACGCTCCCTCGGGAAGCGGGGTTTTAGCAGGTGGGGTGAGGGTGGGGGTCGCCCTAATAAGAATCCCTTAGCTGCTCGATTGTCAACGGACGGTCCCCTACTTCAACTCGGTTGAGATCTAGGGTTCCTTTCTTATAGCTATTGTACCGCACTGTCCCCAAAATATCTCTCTGTTCGGCCTTACTAAGTGAAGAAATCCACTCTTTAAATGCTATTTCTGGGGCGACCTCGTCTGAAAAGGGCACTAGCATTGACCGGCAGGACAGGTGGTAGGGCGGAGGTCCGGGAAAGGGCTCGTTCGTGGCGCTCTCGGGCGCCGGAGCCCCGCTGGCCGCCATCCAGATCGAGCCCGCCCGGCTATTGCAGATCTGGCTTGTCCGTCTATCCAAAATCACCGAAAGCTCTAGCTTTGTCACCGTGCTGGAGCGCCTAAAGGACTCTAGGGCGGCGGCCTGTGAGGCGGCGTGGATCGAGGACTTGGCTACGGTGTTGAGGTATCTACGGTACTTCCTCAGAACCTCACCGCCTTGAAAGATAGGAGTCCGCACCACCTTGCCTGAGGGGGACAAGGTCATCACAAATCCCCCCGTGGTGGGGCCAAAGGCGGCCTCGCTGATCTCCTTCGCATCGGGATTGGCCCCCGAAAGCCTCACCAAACGCCCAACTCTCTGAGGAATCTCCATTGACTGGCCGACCAACCAGTCCCTGAGAGGCACCCCGTCAATAAGCATAGAGGAGATCAATGCCTGGGCCTCTCGCTTTAGCATGGCCTTACCAGAACCCCTACCGAATACCTTTCGGAAGTGGGATGACTCGTCCCTAGCTAGGTCCACCATTGATGCCACAAGAACCTCCTCGATGGCATCGTAATGCTGCACGGAAAGCTTAGTGATCTGTCGGATAACGCGCTCCTTCTGGGGGCGCGTTCCTAGATCGGACAACAGCAGTAGCCTGTTTATTCGGGCTGCTAATGACTCAAGAAGTCCCGTCGCTCTTCGGCGGACGTCTTCGGAATGTCGCGCCACGTTTACCCCCCGCAGGGTGAACGCGGCTCGAATGTCGGTAGGGCTCGGCATCACTCATCCTCCGGCTCCTCTTCGACCTGTTCGGGTTCCTCTGGGGCAGGATCGCCGCCAACCGCAACCGTAGGCGATCCGGGGATACCCACCAAGAGTCGGCGTGCCTCCTCGTCAGCGTCAACGCCATCGGGAAGTGTGCCCGTGGTGCTCAGAACGTGAACGAAAGACTCCCAAGAAAGCAGCCCGCCTTGCACCGCGTTGATGTACTGAGCCAGCAAGTTCGGGTCGAGCCGCGTCTCCGTGAAGTCGCGAGCCATGGAGAACTTAATGCTCTGGTCCCCGGTGACCGGCGACATAAAGAACAGGCAGTATCCCAGGAGCGTGTTGACGCCGTCCTCCACGACATCCATCATGGAGACAAGGTTGGCGCGGTCTCCCTGCTGCCGGAGGCGGAGGGTCTCGGGCTTCTCGGGACCGCCATAGCCCGTCTCTAGGAACCGGACGCCGACTACGGCCATGAGGCGCTCTTTCTGCTCCATGCCCTGCTGAAGGTGGTTCAGCCCGGCACCTGTGAACTCAAGGTAGCCCGCCTTGGCGGAGTCGTTGTCGGTGACCCACGCCTTAGTGGATCCGATGTGTACGTCACCTTCGAACTCGAAGCCCGCCAGCCATGCGGTGGGCAGCGCAGTGAAGTGCCTCCCGTGCTCAAGGTCCGCGGAGTTCAGGTAGTGGCTAAGGTTGATGGTAGCGAGGTCGTCCATCGGGACCTCCCCCACCTTCATACCTAGGTGGGATGAGTTGAAGCAGACGAAGGGGATTTCGCGCAACGGAGCCCCGCCCGCGCCACGCGGAACCACTACGCTCTCCCGGCTCCAGTCTCCTGCCGGGCGGCCCTTGTCA